ATGCAAACCGTTATTTTTGGTCGTTCGGGTTGCCCTTACTGTGTGCGTGCAAAAGATCTGGCTGAGAAATTGAGCAATGAACGCGATGATTTTCAGTATCAGTATGTAGATATTCGTGCGGAAGGGATCACTAAAGAAGATCTACAACAAAAGGCAGGTAAACCCGTAGAAACCGTGCCGCAGATTTTTGTCGATCAGCAACATATCGGCGGCTATACCGATTTTGCTGCATGGGTGAAAGAAAATCTGGACGCCTGATCGTCTGACAAGCCCTCGCGTTGAGGGCTTTACTGATTTTTTCTGTGCTGTGGTTTAAACAAACTACTGATAAATAAGAAACACAGTGCCCCCAGCGCACACCAGAACACCGCGCTTAGTAACCATGCCAGCTCTTGCCAGAATGAGCGCGTCGGTGAAAAAAACAGCCGCATAATGAGCATTGAACAGGGTGCCGCCAGCATTGCGCCAAATAGAGGTTTCAGGACTTCTCTACGCTGTGAAAAGAAACTGGCAACTGCTCCAGGAAGAATGAAAAATAGCAAGCCGATTTCAGGATGCCCGGCAGCCCGAAAAGCGCCTTTCATGTGCGTCGCCAGAAAAAGGCACACCACAATGAAGAGGACAAAACAGCAGATTGCCCCCGCCCAACGTTGTTTATGTTTCACTCGTTCCTCCTGACACTGCGTCTATCGAACACATTTTTCGCCAGTGTGGCGTTCAGTAAGATAAAGCCGCTTCGCATTCCATGCTAATATAGGCCAACGCAATTCATATAGCCGTTGATACCTAATGTGATTACACTAGTAAAATATATTGTTACTTTACTATCGTTTAGGTGCGCTGAATGAATCTGCGCCCTGAATTCTGGTAAAAAACATTATCGTAAATTACCATTTCTTTCAACAGCTTACTAGTAAACAAGAAGTTAGCCTCCGTGAATATAAACGTCGCCGAATTGTTAAATGGGAATTACATTCTGTTATTATTTGTGGTCCTCGCGCTTGGGCTATGTCTCGGAAAGTTACGACTTGGTTCGATCCAACTGGGTAATTCCATTGGCGTTTTAGTCGTATCGCTGTTATTAGGCCAACAACATTTCAGCATTAACACCGATGCGCTTAATCTTGGCTTTATGCTGTTTATTTTCTGCGTCGGGGTCGAAGCCGGACCGAACTTTTTTTCCATTTTTTTTCGCGATGGGAAAAATTACCTAATGTTAGCACTGGTGATGGTTGGCAGTGCGCTGGTGATCGCCTTAGGGTTAGGTAAGCTGTTTGGCTGGGATATTGGCCTGACGGCCGGTATGTTAGCAGGCTCTATGACGTCGACACCGGTTCTGGTCGGTGCTGGCGATACACTGCGTCATTTCGGCATGGAAAGCAGGCAGCTCTCACTGGCACTGGATAATCTGAGCCTCGGGTATGCCTTAACCTATTTAATCGGTCTGGTGAGTTTGATTGTTGGTGCGCGTTACTTGCCGAAATTGCAGCATCAGGACTTACAGACCAGCGCCCAGCAAATCGCCCGCGAACGTGGCCTGGACACTGATGCCAACCGTAAGGTTTATTTACCGGTGATCCGCGCCTATCGCGTCGGCCCGGAGCTGGTGGCCTGGACCGACGGCAAAAATCTGCGTGAACTGGGTATTTATCGACAAACCGGCTGCTACATTGAACGTATTCGACGTAACGGGATTCTGGCAAATCCAGACGGTGATGCCGTGCTACAAATGGGCGATGAAATAGCGTTGGTAGGCTATCCCGACGCCCATGCCCGACTCGATCCCAGCTTCCGTAACGGTAAAGAAGTTTTCGATCGTGACCTTCTCGACATGCGTATCGTCACTGAAGAAGTGGTCGTTAAAAACCATAACGCTGTAGGTAAACGTCTCGCACAACTGAAGTTGACCGATCACGGTTGCTTCCTTAACCGCGTCATTCGTAGCCAGATTGAGATGCCGATAGATGACAACGTCGTGCTTAACAAAGGTGACGTTTTACAAGTCAGCGGTGATGCCCGTCGCGTAAAAACCATCGCCGATCGCATCGGCTTTATCTCGATTCACAGCCAGGTCACTGACCTGCTGGCATTTTGCGCCTTCTTTGTTATTGGGCTGATGATCGGGATGATCACCTTCCAGTTCAGCACATTCAGTTTCGGCATGGGGAACGCTGCCGGGTTGTTATTCGCCGGAATTATGCTGGGCTTTATGCGTGCTAACCACCCGACCTTCGGTTACATTCCGCAAGGTGCATTAAGCATGGTGAAAGAGTTCGGCTTGATGGTGTTTATGGCAGGCGTTGGTCTGAGCGCCGGTAGCGGTATTAATAACGGCCTGGGCGCGATTGGCGGTCAGATGTTGATTGCCGGATTAATTGTCAGTCTTGTGCCCGTGGTTATCTGTTTCTTGTTCGGTGCTTATGTATTGCGAATGAACCGCGCACTGTTGTTCGGCGCAATGATGGGCGCACGCACCTGCGCGCCGGCAATGGAGATCATCAGTGATACAGCTCGCAGTAACATCCCTGCGCTGGGCTATGCGGGCACCTACGCAATCGCCAACGTCCTGCTGACGCTGGCAGGGACAATCATCGTCATGGTATGGCCAGGATTAGGATAAAACTGAAGTTGCCCTGAAAATGAAATTTTTTTGCACAACCGCAGAACTTTTCCGCAGGGCATCAGTCTTAATTAGTGCCACTGCTTTTCTTTGATGTCCCCATTTTGTGGAGCCCATCACCCCCGCCATTTCGGTTCAAGGTTGATGGGTTTTTTGTTGCCTGAAATTTATGGTGTTTAAGATCATGATGTTAGAAGCACTGTTTTTTAACGATGGCGACAAAATGGCGGCAGCGTCAAAGAGAGAGCGCTACCTGTCCTGATTTCATTGGATGCGGCTGAACCGGATTTGACTCTTTTGGCGTTGCAATCGAACGAACAAAAGTTTCATGGGTAACAAAAGTATGGCTGCAGTTAATGTTCTGGCACTGGTTGTAACGCTCTTTGGTCAATGAAGATACCTGAAAACTGCTGCGAGTATGGGCGGCACTTCCACACAGTGGGCAAATCATCATTTTTCGAGTTCTCCCCATTTTTGCTAAATTCACAATAATGATACCGCATTATTCCATTTTGCAAACTTAAAAGTTCTCCATTGCGAAGAATCATTCCATTTCGAAATCATCAATCCTCACTTCAAGCTCCAGACTGGTCGTAAAACCATTATCCGGGCTTACGGTATGCGTCAGAGTCGTAATGGTCCATTCCGCATCATCTATCGGCTGTTTAAAGCCACTGACTTTCACTGGCATTTCCGTGTAGAGATCTGCCCGCCCTTCCGCCAGTTGTAGCGAGAATGACGCAACGCCACGTTGCAAGCGTTCCCACTGCATTTTCGCTGCCCGTTCAGCGTTGCTCCGGTTGGCATAAGTGCGATTAAGTACCAGCACGTTTTCATCCGTACCCACCAGGTAATCGCCCTGCTTCGCTTCCGGCTCTTTCTTCTGATTCTTAGTTCTGCGCTTACGCTTCACCGTGGTGCTTTCTTTCTTCGCGGGTTCGCGGGTATGCAACCAGCTGGCAATTACGCCCGTGTAGGCTCCGCGATCTGCCAGGGTAAAGCGGTGACTGTCGCCGTCCTTGCGTGTGATAGTGATCACCGGCAGTGGTTTACCAGTGGCGCTTTTGCCCTGTCCCTGCCGGATGAATAACAGATTGCCATTTTTCAGCGACGCGATGGCCCCGTACTGGCGCGCCAGCCGCATCAGAAAACTGCCGTCACTCTCATTAGTCTGGTCTATATGCTCCACGGGCTTATCCGACAGGTCTTTACCCAGTGCCATCTTCAACTTGTGACGCGCGGCTATTTCCTTCACCACTTCCCCGACAGTGGTCTTGTGCCACGATTTTTCACGGCGGGTATTCAGCGTTTCCCTAAAATCAGCACTTCGCGCCCGGATAGTCAGGCGATCCGGTGCGCCAGTGTGTTCAATCTCGTCCACCGTGAATGCCCCTTTCGGGAAAAGCGGCTGCCCCTTCCAGCCCAGCGCCAGCATGATGACCGCACCACGGCGCGGCAGCACGATTTTTCCGTCGGCGTCGTCCAGTTCCAGATCAAGCTGGTCTGCTTCAAAGCCCCGATTGTCCGTCAGCGTCAGACTCATCAGGCGGTTATCCAGCACAGTGGTGATATCCTTTCCCTCAATACTGATGCTGAATGCGGGAGTTTTGTTGCCTTTGTTAAGCAGTTCAGAGCTGAAATTCACGACAGCAGCCCTCCCACCGTTTTACTGATATCGCTTAAGGCAGACGTTGCCGTATCCTGCAAATTATTCAGCTGCGCACTGAGATCACCGAACATATCGGACAGGGATTCATCCACCCGTTTGAGCGACAGGGTGAACTCAATCCGGCGCGGCATACCATCGCGGAAAAACTCCGTTTTAGTCTGATTCAGTCCCTCAATCACATACATGCCGTAAATCGTGCCGCTGCCTTCAATCAGGGGCCATGCTTTTCCCTGTTCTGCCATCTGCTCCAGAGCCAGCAACGACAGCCTGCCGCCCGTTATCTCCGGCATAAGAACACCAGAAAGCGTCAGCATGTCGTTGTCCGGTCCCAGAAACTGCATGGACGGACGTCGGTTGACCCGGCTGTTTGCCGCATGTCGCCAGCTGCGTTGATACTGCAGTTCCTGATACGGCACAGTGCGCAGCATAAACACGTACAATCCCAGCACCATCATCATGCGTCGTATCCCCCCTGATCGCTGTAGTTACTCCTGGCTTTTGCCTTCAGCCTGCGTTCACGTTCATCAAGCTGGCGGGCCACCTCCCGCGCAATATCCTGCGCACTTTGTCCTGGCTGCGTCTGAATGATGATCTGCGTCGGTGCCTCAATCCGTTGAACGGGCGGCACAGTGGCTGCACGACTCCCCATCGCTTCGCCGCCTTTCGAGGGAAGTGCCAAAGGATGCAACGGTGGAAGCTCTGCAGGCGCGGCAGCAACGCCCATCATTCCGGCAACAACGGCAGCCAGTAAAGCTGTATTTCTCCGGCTGGTCACATTTGCCGGGCCGTTAACAATTTCCGGCCCGTTTTCACCGACGATGCCAAACTGCCCGCGCGGGATATAGCCGCCGCTGTCATACATCCCCGCAAAGCCATATCCCCATGACGGAAAACCACCCGATGGCATCATCACTTTACCGTCTGCATTCACCGTCGCAGGTTGCTGACGCGTCACGCTTTCCGGCAGTTTCGCCTTTGCGGCCTCTTTACTGACAATGCCGAGTTTTTCCAGCAACCAGGATACGCCGGATTTCAGGGAGTCCAGCGGATGCATGACCATATTCAGCCCTTCCGCCAGTGCCTCCCCGAATCGTCGCCCCATTGCCGCTGCGCTCTGCAGTTCGGCAGAAGTCGACTTAACGGGCGTCAGCAAATCAGTAAACCAGCCCCACAGCGCCTGCACTTTGTCGCCAATCCACTGGAACACAGGCTTAAGTGGTTCGAATGCGGCACTGATGGGTCCTGCCGCCGCTTTGAATCCTTCCACCACGCCACCGAGAAATGCGGTGATGGGTTGCCAGTATTTCCAGACAACCAGCGCCACGCCCGCCAGTGCAGTAACCACAAGACCTATCTGACTGAGCAGAGCACCTGACAGACCAGATACGGCATACAGGGCAACGCGCAGCATCGCCAGTGGACCAGATGCCAGTACTCGCAGCACCGTGCCTGCGGCGGCCAGTCCACCGCGCAGTACCGCCAAAGGATTCATAAACATCACAGCAACAGCACGTAAACCGGATAATCCAGACCGGAACAGTGCAACCGGCGCACCTGCTACAGTTTTCAGGACATTCCCCGTCAGTGATGCCGTGCGACGCAAAGACGACAACGGAGCAGTAAGTAAACCCGCTGCGTTGCCCGATGAAGCAAGCCCGCGTCGCAGCAGTGCCAGTGGAGCGCCAGCTAACCAGGACAACGCGCTGCTGGTTCGTGTTACTGCTGCCGTAACGGAAGGTAACGTTTTGATACCCAGCACAGAGAATCCCAGACGGATGACTGCCAGCGGCCCCAGCACTGCAGCCAGCGCCACCGCTAAGGTGCCGAGGCCTACGGTAACAGCAGCCACAACAGCCGCTACTTTCATCAGTGTGCCTGTCAGTTCCGGGTTAGCTTCCACCCAGCGGCGCAACGCCCCCGTGATGCTTTTCACCGTGTACAGAATATCCATCAGCGGCTGGCGCAGCGTTTCGCCCAGGCTGCTGAAGGTGTTCTGCGCTCCGGTTTTGACCAGCAACCACTGAGCAGAAAGTGAGTCTTTGTTGATGTCGGATTCTTTCTGCATGGAACCGAGCGCATCATTGCCCGCTGTCAGTTTTAGCTGGCGCTGCAGTTCCGGAAGGTTGTTTGCCAGTTTCGCCGCGTCATCACCAAACTCTTTACCAAACAACATGGTCATGGCAGACAGACGCTTGTCCTGCGGCAGTGCGTTCACCTTCTCCAGCACACGCTGGATAGTTCCCATCGCATCCTTCGTCATCTGCTTTTCAATCACTTCAGGATTGAGTTTCAGCAGATTCATCCCTTCAAAGAAACTCTTGCTTTGCATGGTGGCAATGGACAATTCACGCACCATCGCGTTTGCTGCACTGGCTGCAACCTCCGGCGCAGCGCCCAGTGTCAGAAAGGTGGAACCCAGTGCCGCCGCTTTACGATAATCCAGACGGTCAGCCACACCGCCCAGACGTTGCATGACATCAATGATGTCCGCCCCTTTCGACATGGCGTTATCATCCAGATAGTTCAGCGCATCGCCGAGCTGTTCAATATTGCGGGTAGGTATTTTGTAGAGCTGGGCGATTTTCCCCAGACTTTCTGACAGTTCATCCGCTGGCAGCTCAAAGGCTGTTGCCGCCTTTGCTGCCGTACTGGCGAAGGCCAGCAGGTCACGTTTCTGGTCTTCCCAGCTGTCGTCAGGGTTTGCGACGTTCATGCGCGCACCACCTTCAACCTGTGCAGCGAAGTCCACCGCACCGTTTTCCATCGGCAACTGTTCGCTGGCAGCCTTGATGGCATCCTGCATTTCATAAAAACGTGCAGTGCGGTTGCCATTATCGTCACGCAGACCATTGACCTGCTTTGCCACACCTTTCATGGCATCTTCCATGCTGGTATAGCTTTTTACTGCCGCCATCACTGGCGTCCCCATTGCCAGCCCTGCAGCCGTGGTGGTGGCTCCGGCTCCTGCGATGCGATCGCGCACCTCCAGCGAACGGGCATAACTGGCACGCGCTGCATTCATCCTGCGCTGAGCTTCCCCCAGTCGCTTCAGCCGCGCCTCCTGTTTCAACAGTTCCTGGTTATAACGTGATGTTTCACGGGCTAAACGGGCAGTTGCTCCCGCATCATCTTTCGCAGAAATTCCCGCCCGGTACAGTTCTGCACGCACAAGCGCCGTTTGCTTCTGCAAATATTTTTGTTGTTCTTCCAGACGTTGGACTGCCAGCGTTTGCCGACCTAAAGCCACAAGGTGCCGTTGTGATGGTTGTTCGATCGACTCCAGCTCAGAGCTAAGCAAATTAGCCTTCTGTCTGGCATAGTTCAGCCTGTCGCCTAACTTCTTGTTATCGGCCTGCAGCTTGCGAAATTTTTCCAGGCTGTTACCCGCCTGATTGAGTTGCTTTAATGCGTCACGGGAGTTTCTGATTGCGCCAGCCAGCTCTTTCGAACTGGCCTGTGCAGCACGGAATGGGCGGGGGAGTTTGTCAACCGCATTAAGAATGACCTGCAGCCGCAGGTTATTATCACTCATCATTGGCCCCGCTTCTCTGAATCGCTTTATACCGCCATTCCAGCACTTCGGTCAGCGGCATAACGTCAGTAACGGATGGCGGCCAGTGAAAAATGGTGGCGATATCTGCCACCAGATCGTCAACCGTCAGGCTGTCGGTAAACCGGCAAGCACCGACTTCTTCAACAAAAAAGTGACAACCTCAACCGACATGGCAGTGAGATCTGCCGGGTCCATCTCTGCAATTTCCTGTGCAGTCAGTGCCGGACTGGAGATGCGGGGGATCACGGTCATCATCGCGTTCACATCCATATCCATAATGGCCTGCAGGCGTGTACCGCGCAGCGCACCGGACTGCGGTTTACGCAGCACAATTTCGGTGATTTCTGTTTTACCGCGCTTGATGGGGGTATCCAGTTGAATGGTCTTTTCAGTCTGCTTATCACTCATTTTGCTGTCCTGTAGATTGGGTTCTGGCGCGGTATCCCGCGCCGTTCAGATATATCAGAGGCCGAGGGCGTTGCGGTGCGCTTCCATCAGGTCCATACCGTCCACAATTTCCACCATGTTGATAAGGTCCACTTCATAGAGCACCTCACCATTGATGGTCAGCTTCGCGTAGCTGTTGGTACTGGTCACTTTGGTGGTGTTGCTTTCGCCCGTCTTCCACTCGCCGGAATCCACTTCTTTGTGACGTCCACGCACCACAAGCTCCACGGCCTGCACTTCTCCGGTATCGTCACGCTGGATAGAGCCGGTAAAGCGCAACTGGATGCCATCCACCGTGGCTTTGCCCATCTGCTTAAACAGCAGCAGTTCAGTACCACCAATGGAAAATTCTGTGTCCAGCGCACTGTCATCAAGCCCCAGATCCACATCAACTGCACCAGGCATTCCGCCGCCGCGATACTTCTCATATTTGCGGGTGAATTTCGGCAGCGTCAGCGACTCTACGATCCCCTGCCAGTTGTTCCCGTCGTTAAACAGGTTCAGATGTTTTAATTTGCGTGGTAAAGCCATGTTATCCCCTTACGCGCTGACCTGGCTGGCGAAATTCACCAGGTACTGATCGGTGATGCGCTGGCGCAGCATCAGATTTTCAAGTGGCGGCACTGGCGTGTAGTCGTAGTCGATCGTGAGTTTCCCGGCTTTCAGAGTGTCTTTGTCGTTCACCGACTCGTCCAGCCAGCAATCACCACCAATGAGATACCCCTGACTGACCAGGCTGCGCATTTTGGCGCGGATACCTTCGATAATGTCGCGAGCCAGCGACGGATTCAGCGGTTTGTCTACCGCCCACATGTGCGCTTCTGCCATCGTGTCCGTCAGTACCTGCGCGGTTCGGGTGTAGTTTTCGAAGGCAAAGAGCGGATCATCGCTCAGACAGCGGGAACCCCAGAAGCGGAAACCGTCTTTGCGGATAAGCGTGGTAACGTCGTTCTGGTTAAGCAGACCTGCATCGGTTGCCGGGTCCTGCAGATCCCAGAACACATCAGCAGAAATTCCGGTGACACCGTTCACGCCCACGTTGGACAGGCTTTTGTGCCACCCGGTCTGCTCATCAATTTTGGCGCGCAGACCGAGCGCACGAGCGGTGGCATATGCCGTTGCTTCGGCATTCAGCACCGTGTCCCAGCCAGTAAAGTCAGGCCAGATCAGCATCCCTTCGCGCTGGCTGAAGTTTTCGCGGTAAGTGATCGCCTCCTGCACTGTCTTGCAGCCATACGCTGACAGGTAAGCAAACCCACGCAGGCTTTGCGCCACGCTCAGCAACTCAGTCGCAACGGCTTTGTTATCGTGGCCTGGCACGCCGAGAATGCGCGGTTTAACGCCGAGCTGTGACTGTGCAGATAACAGAGCTTTCATGCCTGTTTTTTTACCTTCAGCAGTCACTGCGCCGATGATATTGGTCGTGGTTTCTTCTTCCGTTTCCCCCTGCGGCACACGCACAACAACGGTCACGGGTTTTGCCTGGTCAGCGATGGCATCCAGCGAACGGGCCAGCGTGCCGGACTCACCCGCTTTACCGCTGGCAGTCAGCACATCAGTGATCAGCACGGGTTTATTAAGAGGAAACATTTTTGCATCGGCATCATCGCCCGTGCAGACCATACCCACGATGGCGGTGCTCACCGTGGTAATGGTTCGGGTGCCTTCGTTGACTTCAACAACGCGCACTCCGTGGTGGTAATCCTGAGCCATAGTGGCGAACCTCCTGATTGGATTAGGCTTCGCCCTATGTTGAAGTGATTGTGCCTGACAAACAGCTAAGCGCAGTTGTGTCGTTATTCACACAAAATAACGGTATTTGTCCGCTTACAGGAAAAATCAAAATAATGCTGACTCAGGGCGATTCATTGTTCTCATTCGCCGGAAATTTTCTATAAATGGTAGAAACGCCCACATCAAAAATCAGTGCAATACGCTGTCTTGATTCTCCGGCCTCGAGTAAACGCCCAATCTGTGCCCACTGTTCGGTGGTCAACTTAGGACGGCGTCCACCTACTCTGCCTTTGGCACGAGCTGCAGCCAGCCCTGCCCTGGTACGTTCAACTATCAGTTCGCGTTCCATTTCAGCCAGGGCACCCATGACATGAAAAAAGAAACGGCCCATTGGGGTGCTGGTATCAATACTGTCAGTCAGGCTTCGGAAATTCACGCCTCGCTGACGCAACTCTTCTATCAGCGTAACAAGATGCCGCATACTGCGCCCCAACCTGTCCAGCTTCCAGACAACCAGCGTGTCTCCTGCCGATAGTGTCCTGAGCAGTTTTTTCAACCCTGGTCTGTCGGACTTAGTGCCACTGATTTTATCCTCAAAAATCCGCTCACATCCCGCGCAGTTCAGTGCATTACGTTGCAAATCGGTGTTCTGGTCATTTGTTGACACGCGTACATAGCCAATAAGCATGAGCATCCCCCTGAATAAAAACCGGGGATGATGCCAGTTAGCCATTATCTCTGCATTTTCATAAACGTTGGTTTGGGAGAAGGCTCTGCATTACCTGTTGGTGTCCCTGTTCCGTGGCCTTCAGCCACTCCGCCAACAGGCTGGCTGAAATGCAATGGTGCGGCTTTTTCTGCTGAAGAATACCCGGAACTGGCAAAGGCTTACCCGACAAATAAATTGCCAGATTTACGTGGTGAGTTTATTCGTGGCTGGGATGACGGGCGAGGGATTGATGAGGGGCGCATACTTCTCAGTTGTCAGAGTTTTGCTTTCCAGGACCATGCGCACGCTCTGCCAACCGGAGTGGGTAATCCGTCAGACCAGATGGAAAGCGATATCTATGCGGTTTTCAACGATGTACCAGAAATACCCAGTGCGGCCCTGAGTCCATCGTCGTCAGGAACATCATGGGACGCAACCAGTAGGGCAGACAAGGTAATCCTTTATCGCAAGGACCTTTCACCAACAGGTAATAACAACGCAATAGCGACCGGATTACCACCATTCAGGACTTACAGGGCATCGACCTCAGACGGTGTTACTCATCCGTCCGTGTACGCATCTGAAACCCGTCCGCGCAACATTGCATTTAACTACATCGTGAGGGCTGCATAATGGCGAAAGCAAAATTAAACAGTGCGTTTATTGCCACCGTGGCAGGAGAAATCACTGTGTACAACTACCGGGGCGACACCCGCGAATACATATCCTCATCGGTTGAGTATCTGCCTGTGGGGGTGGGTATTCCTGCCAATTCCTGTACCGATGCGCCCGGCACACATAAGGCTGGTTATGCAATCTGCCGTTCTGCAGATTTTAACTCATGGGAATATGTGTCAGACCATCGCGGTGAAATTGTCTATGGCATCGAAACGGGGGAATCAAAAGAAATTACTGTGCCGGGGGATTACCCTGAAAATACGACCACTTTTGCCCCATTAACGCCATACGATAAATGGGATGGTGAGAAATGGGTAACAGATACCGAGGCACAGCATAGCGCCGCAGTAGATGCAGCAGAAGTACAGCGCCAGTCTCTGATTGATGCTGCTATGGCTTCCATCAGTCTGATTCAGCTGAAATTGCAGGCCGGACGTAAACTGACGCAGGCAGAAACAACCCGCCTTAACGCTGTGCTGGATTACATTGACGCGGTGACGGCAATAGATACCAGCACCGCGCCTGATATTATTTGGCCTGTATTCCCTGAGACTGATTAACCTCAATCAGTATTGGTTCGCCTTTCTCATTAATTGTTAGCTCCATGCCCTGAGGAATTTCTGTCATAGTAAAAAACCAGTTGTCCTCCGGTAATTCAATAGCCCCGGTCACGTCATGAAGACCGGGGATTACTTCAGTCAAAGTAACTGGATTAAACAGGCGCACAATAAACCCTCCATGAAAAAGCATTTGATGATGGTCTGCCGTCGTACATCTGGCAGCGGGCATAAAAGCCGGTATTTGTTACCTGATCATCCACGATCATTGAAACGTGAACATTATTAGGTGTGCTCTCGTAATCCGTTCTTATTCTTTCTGCGATACTGATAAAACGTGAAAGTTTAGGCAGTGCAATTGGGTAAACGACTTTAGCCAGTCCATTATCATTAGATCCACCGGTTCCAAATACTTCTATTGCACCATCTGACCAGCGTACCCATGCACCATTGGCATTAGCTCCTCGCTGAATGACATATCTGGCTTCTCCCAAACCAAGGTATGTGAGAAGACCAGCTACATCCTTTCCACTCAAATTAGTCAGCGTATTGTCCAGCGGTTGTTTACCTGCCAGTGCATTAAGCATTGTCGTGGCAAAGTTCGGGTCATTCCCCAGTGCCGCCGCCAGTTCGTTCAGTGTATCCAGTGCCGCAGGTGCAGAACCCACTATTCCTGCAATCGCTGATTTCACAAAAGCCGTAGTGGCAATCTGTGTATTATTGACCGACTGCGCCGCAGTGGGGGCTGTTGGCGTTCCAGTGAGTGCCGGACTCGACAGCGGCGCTTTCAGTGCCAGCGCATTGTTAATGGTGGTACTGAATTTCGGATCATTGTTAATGGCTACGGCTATTTCTTTCAGCGTGTCCAGCGTGGCTGGCGCACCATTAATAAGAGCCGTCAGTGCCGCCTGAACAAATGCGGTGGTCGCAAGCTGCGTGGTATTATTCCCCGCCGCTGGCGTTGGCGCTTTGGGGGTTCCGGTAAACGTTGGACTTTCTTTGGGTGCATACTGTGAATGCGGGTCCGGCGCGGCAAGATGTTTTGCCATCAGGTCATCCACGTACACCTTCAGCTCCAGTGCCTTGTCATCCACATACTTGCGGGTTGCCAGCACTACAGCAGGGTCGATTTTCAGGGTGATATTGTCCGTGCTGCTGGTAATCAGCACCATGCGCACGGTCTGGGTACGCCCGCTGCCTTCAGCCAGTTGCGGCTTGTAGCTTTCCGGGCAGTTGCCCACGGCAATCAATGCACCTGATTCATCAAACAGGCCCACTTCACGTATCCACCAACCGCCCTCGTTTTCAGGGATCACCTGTTCAGCAATAATCTGGCTGCTGTTCTGCGGGTCGATATAGAGCATATTCAACGCAGCCCGGCGTTTCTCATTTACCAGTGCAGTCTGCTTTGCGTCCGGCGTTGGCAATGTTCCGCCGCCATCGCCCACCGCCATATGGGTAATTTTTAGCGGCACACCGAGCGCGGTGGCGCTGGCAAGTTTCGCCGCGCCAATATCCGTCAGCAGGGTATAAAATTTTGTGCTCATGGATTCACTCTCATTGTGTCAATAACATGGACCGCCCCGCCTTCATGCGCGGTGCCGCCGGAAATAATTGTTTCGTTGATATACGGATAGATCGTGATTTCTTCGCCAAGATAGCTGGCGGCTCCCACCCAATGCGGGCCGCTGGTCTGCAGATTGATGGACATGCCGATCATGTGACGGCTACATGGTTTGGCATCGCTTATCAGTCGCTCAAGTTCCAGATAGGTATCTTCAGTGATGCCCTGGTCCTGCACGCCGATATCCAGGCGAAACGTGCCCGGTGTCTCTCCGGTCTGCCACCACTCAATAATGCGGATCAGAAAGCCGAACGGCTCCACCCCCCGCCGCACGGCACTGGTGGTTCCTTTATGCTGATGAATATAAAAAGCATCCTTCACCACCTGGCGTTTGACGCTTTCTGTCCAGCCCTCATCCCAGCGATCCACAGAGAACGCCCAGGCGAGATAAGGCAGGAAACTGACCGGACAGGTTGCCGGATTCCACAAGTCACGCAGCGGCACCTGCAGATCAGAAATCCCGCTACACGCTTGCGCCAGTCGGCGCTCCAGTGGCGTTGAACCCGGTGGCAGCAGACTATTCATCCGTTCCTCCGTTGGTTACGCTCCACTGCGTACATGATGCCGCCTGCGTTTTGTTCAGGATCACATCCGCCAACGGCGAAGCCAGCTCCACACGCTGCACACCCTCAACATGCAGGGCGGCAAAAATGGCGCTACGGCGAATATCCCGACCAAGCCGCGTCTGACTGGCGATGTACTTCTGCAGGCTGGCTTTTGCCGCTGCCATTACCGGCTCGGCTTCCGGTCCCGGATAGAGAAAAATGGTGGCTTCCACGCGGTACGGGATGATTTCTGCGCTGCGAACCGTCAGACGGTCAGCCACCGGGCGGACGTTCTCACTGTTCAGGGCTTTCTCCACCACATCCAGCAAGTCTTTTTCTGCTGTTCCATCGCCTTCGCGACTAAGGACAGTCAGCACCACCTCTGCAGGTGCCGGACTGGTTGCACTGGCATCCGCCACCCGACCGTCGGCGCTTCGGGCATGAAATTCATAAGCTGCAGTTGGCCCCGCAACTGAAAGCCCCTCAAAGGCTGCAGGCACACGCAGGCGTAACGCTTCATCGCTTTCCATCACAGCTGCAACGGGCGGCACAGCGTCATCATCAGCAGGCGTCACCGTCAGGCGTTTCACGTTGTAATTGGCAGCGAGCTGGTCCAGATCGCTCCCTATGGCATAAGCCGCCATCACCGCCTGCGCGGCTTCGTTAATGCGCTGGCGCAGAAGCAACTCACGATAAGCGTTCTCCTGCAACAATTTGGTGACGGGTTCAGATTCCAGTTCCAGCGTGCGGATCACTGCTTCCTGCTCATCTTTCGGATGAAGCGCCACAAATTCTGCCTTGCGTTCGGCAAGCAGCATCTCAAAGTCCGGCACATCCACAATCTGCGGTGCAGGCAACTGCGAAAGGTCAATCACTGCCATTCTCTGCTCCTGTTGATACGGAAAGGGACACAGGCACACCGTTATTCCGCCGCCCGGTCAGCTCCACCACCATAGAACCGTCAAAGTTGCTGTTGATGGTGATGGAATCCAGCGTCAGCCGTGGCTCCCAGCGACTCAGCGCCACATACACTGCCGACATGACCTGCAGACGTAATGCCGGATTTTGTGGCTGGTCTACCAGTGCCGACAGCAGGGAACCATATTCACGACGGGCAATACGGCTACCCTGCGGTGTCAGCAGAATGTCCCGCACCGACTGGCGCAGATGGTCAATATCAGTAATGGCTTTACCGCTGGTATTGTTCATCCCGCTATAAAGCGTCATACCGGGCCTCCGGTTGTGTCGCCGCCTTTCAGGACGCCAGTATGCTGATGTGCATCAACCACAATTCCGTTAGAACTCATTGCACCGCCGCCCTGGGTAACGCCACCATTGATCACCACTTCACTGTTAATGCGCGTGCGGTCAGCCTCCAGTACAAACTCACTGGTTTTCATGGTGATTTTGTCAGCGGCCTCAATGACCATTGATTTGATGCCCCTGACATACCAGCGCCCGGTGGCGGGTTCGTATTCAAACCAGCCACCGTCAGGATGTTCTGTCACGCAGGCGTCCGCCGACGTCGACGGTGGTGCGAACTGATTCGAATAGACAGCGGGCAGCGCAAAGGCGGTCTCCAGATTGCCGCCCAGACTCAGCAGCACCACCTGCTCACCTTCCGATGGTTTCCACCATGTGCGGGCATTACCCGCGCGCAGCGTCAGCCAGTTAATCCAGTTGGTTTCAAGGTCGCCCGTTTTCACCCGACAAAGCCAGTTTTCCCGGTCCACTTCGGTGACTACACCAGTGCGGATCAGGTTGGTGATAAGGCGCATGATTTCTGTAAGTTGTGCGTTCATGGCACACAACTTACAAAAATATTATTAGGAAAATAACTTAAGACAGTTGTGCCATTGCCGGCACAACTAAAACAAGATTTATTGAGTTAAATCAGTTACTATGGGGCCTATTTCAGTAAAATTATCAATCCATATAACATTAACACCAAAAGAGTTAGCATCAATTTCTTCAAATTTATGTACAGTATCTAATAAAGAACGGGCAACATTGTCTATATCGTCGACTAGCCCGTCATTCAAATCTTGACGTGAACCTTTTAGAATTTTATTTATAACATCATCTTTTGAGTGTCGACATTTTATTAAGTAATGAGGTTTAGAATCATTACCCCTTAACTTTTTAGCAGCATCAAGCAGACGTCTTAAATTTGGATCAGTAAAGGAATGTCCTATAAACAAACAATTATTGTCTTTGAATTTATTCAACTGAACCATATTACTCCAGTGATATAAATCCATATATTGCCGATGATAACTTTCATCCGATAAAACTAGGCTGTCATCACTATCAATCTTACCATTTAAGGGAAGATATCCATGAACATGATATATTGGCAACTCATCTTTTTTTGCATGCTGCCCAGTTTTATATATAACCTTAAATTTAATACCAACATCTGCGTTTTGTAATGTTTGCTCTAGTATGTCGTCATAATTATATGTTATGACAGAATCTAACCCCGGAGCCTTCCCCGCAGAAATACATAATTTCTTTATCGCCTTAAGCGTTTGACTCTCGGTGCTATCATAAAATTGATATAACACTTTCTGAATTTCTTTCTCAAGAGGAGTGTTAGCACTTTCAAAATGTAACTTTAAATATCTAGCCGCAATCAAAGCATTTGGCCCGAACACCTGATTAAATAATGTCGCAACAACTTGCTGATTTTCATTAGTATCTTGTAACGCTCTAGCAAGCAACCTCCTTAATAATTCATCCCATGTAGGTATTTTATAATCCAAAGAAATTCCAGCGCCTAATACAAGCACAAGATTTTCCTCTTTGAAATTACCCTTCAGGTTCTTTAATATAGTAGTTCTATTAGCTTGAACTGGTGCTTTCAACTTAGCATCAAGAGATTTAATTATATCTAAATATAAATTCTTACCGAGTACCTCATTAATATATTTAGAAATACTTCCAAAACTGTTATCTCCCCATACCACCGTACCAGAGGTGCTCTTAGAAAGGATTTCATCCGAGCCACTTCCATTCATATTTGCAGATGAATTATTTTCTGTTTCTGATTTTACTTGTTTATTGATATCGTTATTTTTTTTCATCAATCAAACTCTCCATACTATTTATAACAGAGCCAATATGATGTTATAAAAACCCACAAAAAACAAGACATATCAACTAGTTAGATAACGAAGTAAAATTATACTAATAGCATCGTTACTCTCAGTGCAGAAGCCTAATAGACGTCGCTCTGTATAACGTATTTCTGGCCCCTTATATCTAACTCGATCACGCAGGCCATAATGGTGAACGCGGGCAATGCGCTGCACCTTATCTTCAAACTGCACACTGACAGAGTCGGCGTTGGCGGCAGTTTTCAGGTATTTTGTGGTGCGCAGCTTTGCAAACATCTGACGTTTGATGCACCCCTTTTTACTGCGTGCTGTTACCCGTCGAGGTTCATAGCTGCTGCCATCAGGGTTGCGCTGCATCCTGATATTCTGCTGCTGTGTCCGGCGCAGTTCCTGCGCCAGCTGGCGCATCATGCGGCTTCTTGCGGCTGGTTCCAGATTCGCCAGCAAAGCACTCAGCCAGTCGTCCACCTTCTGCAGTTCAGCCACGTTTCACCGTCCACATTTCTTCAGGTTCATCGGGTTCCGCTACAGCTTCAACACTCGACACACTGCCGTCAGTGCTGACCAGCACACGCTCCGTCAGTTGCAGGTTAAGGCTGATATCACAGACATCGTTGCGTAAAATATCCACCTCAAAGGTAAATACCTTTTCCCGTAACGCCGGGTTATTGATGGCATCGGGCTGGTTATCCCGCAGCCACAGCAAAACCGGGGCCATCAGCAGATTCTGGTCGCCGCTGAAATCCTCAATCACCACGTTCAGGGTGTAACGGTACTCCCATGACATGGAGCTGGCCCCCGTGGCAACCAGCGAACCGTTATCCACAAACAGATGCAGTTTGTCCGGGTTATTATGGACATAAGGCACTGCTTTATTGAGGGCGTGGCGCAGGGATTGTGGTTTGTTCACTGTTTCGCTCCTGACATGCAATAATCATGTCCACTTTGTCTGCACAGACCGCCCAGGCGGCCTCCGTTTCATCCAGCAACGCGTTCAGATCACCGTTAGTGCGCGGCGCTGCCTGATCCAGCTGACACGGCGTCCCCCGCGGACAACCACTGACGGTAAGCTGTACCTCCGGTGAATGCCGGACGTTTCCGCAGCCGGATAATGTCAGCAGGCAAAGGAGTATCAGCCCAGCGGCGTAAATCCTCGTTCTCACGTTTCAGTTCCTCAATCCGGCGTTGTCGTTGTCTCAGCAGTGCACTGGTCTGTTCTGCTTCGGCATAGAGCCGCGCCTGCTCCCGGTTATTGGTTTCAGTCAGAATGGACAGGCTGATAAGCTGGCTGTTGCTCTTTGCCAGCGCCTGGCTTTTGCTCTGCAGTTCGTCTGCCTGCGTGCTGATGGTCTGGCTGGCATCAGCCAGCCGCCATGTCTGCCAGCCCAGCGCTACCAGTAATAACGCCAGCACAACCAGCAGCAACCGGTTCATGCGGCTACCTGTTGCGCCATCTGGTTACGGGTGATCCAGAAGGCAATAACGGTCAGCAGATAAAAGACCAGGGTAATGGCCCACCCCGTCCAGGCGAGACTTACGACAATCAGCAATCGCATAACCCAGCTGATAAATACGTTTTCTTTTCGGGTAATGCTCTTCAGCAAAGATGCCCTCAACTCCTGCCAGAGCGGGCCGTTCTTAATTAACGCAACCAGTGCTACCGGAATTGCCACCCATGTCAGCAGACAGGCTACCCAGACACCGGACGCTGCCAGTACCGGAAAAATCCCCTGCGGATACACCATTGCTGCGATTAACAGCGCCATCCATAACATCAGAAACAGCCCGCTGATTAATTTCTTCTTCATTTCAGTTTGCTCCCTGTAAACACCAGGCCATCTCCCGCGCACGGCGGTTACCCAGCCCCTGATTAAACACACCTTTTACATAAACCCAGCGCGGCAACTGTCGGCATGCATCCGCCCAGCGCCGCTGATTGAGTAATTTCACCAGCGTGGAACTGCAGGCATTGCCCGTTCCCACGTTGAAGGCAAACGACACCGCAGCGTCATACACCTTCTGCGGCGGCTGTTGCTTCACACACCTTTCCAGCGCCCGCTCCACACGCAGCACGTTGGAGATAAGCCCTTCTGCTGCCTGTCGCTCCGTAATGGTTTTGCCGGGAATGACGCCCGACGTATTACCAATGCCGTCGGTCCAGACACCCGCGCTGCACTGATACGGCTGCAGACGACAGCCTTCGTAATCGGCAATCAGTTTCAGCCCCTCCACGGAGGTGTGAAGCTGCTGAAAACCCGGCAGCGTGGCAGCAATAGCCAGCACGGTCCCGACAAGGCAGCGTTTAACGATTGATGGATTCATAGTCCTCCCGCGTGATCTGCCCGTCGCGCAGAAGCTGGTAGGCTTTGTGTTTGTAGTACCAGTTGATAGCCAGCATCAGCACACCGATCATCAGGCCGCCCAGCGTTGAGGCATCCTTGATGGACAAATCGCCCAGCCAGGCCAGCACGACGGCGATGCAATACGTGATAAAGGCGCTGATTCGCTCAAGCGTCATAATTCAGTCCCATAGCTGGACGGTCTGCACGGTGGTGGTGGTCGGAATGTCCGGCAGCTCCCCCTGCAGCCCGTGAGGTAAAAAGGGGCCGTATTCGGCAAGCCCCGGATTTGCCTTCAGTACCTGCTCCGTGACACCCTGCGTGCGCCCGTAATGACGCCAGCAAAGCGCGTCCACCGTGTCATACTGATGCGCACGCACTTTCATCAGATAAGCTCCACTGTGCAGTGCGGCGCGTCCTGTACCCGGCTGATGGCCCAGCGGGCGTCACGCCATAAATCACCGCTGGCTTCCGCCAGTTCCTCGCCTCGCTTCACACCAGACGCCGTGGCGTCATAGTCCTGGTATCGTTCGTTGAGCATGGCGCGGGCCCAGCAGTAAACCGCGTTGAAATAGTGCTGAATGCGCTCACTTTTCCCGTCCAGATGTTCTGCCGGAACCTCTGCCAGCGAGGCATATCCCAGCATCTGCTGGCGTCTGCGAAACTCATACAGCTCTGCGTTGACCTCCGAAATTGCCGACAGCGCAACCTGCTTTAAACGCAGCTGCGTCACCGTGCCGTCAGTGCGCATGACACTGCGAAACTCCGACAAGTCCACATCAGGCCAGAACGGCGTATTTCTGATGATTTCCGCCTGTTCCGGTGCCTGTTCTGGCGCAACAAACTTCATGCTGCTTTCTCCTGAAATAAAGGGCGGTGGACGGGGTTTTGATGTGGCAGTGCCTTTCGCCACCCCGTGCCGCCCGTGCGCGGGGGCACGTTCTGTCAGCGGCTGTCATTGCGCAGTCTGCGCTCCAGCTGCTGTTTGTCTTTTTTCACGCCACAGCGGGGATCGAGCTGTAACGCATGGTTGAGATGATTAAGGGCGGAAGCCGGATTGCTTTCACTCAGGACAGCGCCAATCGCTTTATGCAGACGCGCCCGTGACTGGTCCGGCATATCCAGACCGTCTGTCAGCTCCAGCGTCTGCAGCAACAGATCGGCATCAAAGCCGGTGGCGGCAAGCATTGCGCTCTGGGCTGCATCTGCCATTTCCTCTGCCAGCACGGTCTGCACGTTGCGGTTACCTAACGGCATCACCCAGCCATGACGCAGGGCGTGACGCCCGATCTCCAGCGCCCCGGCATAATCTCCGGCATCAATGCGCCACAGCATCACGTACATCAGCACGTCATCCTGCTGTGCGCCTCCGGCAGCCAGGACACCCTCTGCCCAGGCGGCGTACTTCGGCAGCAGCTCCACCTTGATTTCCGCTTTTTTGACCGTGGACTGAACACCCTTGAGACGGCGGCGGTCTTCCGCCAGTTGCAGCAGCATCAGGTCATAGCCCGACGCGTGGCGAACACTGCCGCCCTCGCGGGCGGCCTGTTCAGCCTGAACGCGCAGGCGATGCTGCCGTGCTGGACTCAGGCTCATGGGTTACGCTCCGGTTTCTGCTGCAGCGGCGCTGAAATCGCCAATCTGGATGTTTTCCACCAGTGCAGCGCAGCGGTAGTCTTCAACCACATAGGCTTCGTTAACGGATTCAAAATTTTCAATCCGGTCACGTTTCGGGTTGTCGATAACTGAACGGCGGCGGGTGTCTTCCTGCCAGTAGATGGACAGGTTATCCAGACGGGTGATCAGCAGCGCATTCGGCGGGAAGAATGGCGCACGCACGGCCTGCAAGCCCCCCATGCGTTTCTGACTGATGATCATATCGGCAGCCATTTTTTCACTGTTCTCCTGCTCTTTGTTGACCAGCGGGAAATACTTGTCAGACAGCAGTTCACGCCCGCAAATCACCACCAGATCGTCATCGTCCTGATAGACCACGTCGATAAGCTCATTGACGGCATCCATCACCACGGCGTCCAGGTTGGCATATTCGCCACCTTTCCCGACTTTCACCGTACCCGGTGTGGTTTCACCGCCCGTGGTGGTGCTGCCCATGACGTGATCCGGTGCATCCTCACGGATTTTCTGCAACCAGCCTTTGTTCACATCCTGCAGCAGCGGGTTTTCGCTACGGTTAGAGGTTTTCGCGCGCTTCACGCCGTTAAAGCCGATCATGATGCGGTCCAGTGCCTGACGTTTCACGATGGCGTCACGGATACGCACCTGGAAATCCTGAAACTTCGCCCACAGGTCCAGCTTCGCGTAGGTCAGCACCGTGTCAAAGTTGGTCTGCTCGCATTTATATTCCACATCGACCATCAGCGTCGGATCGACAGGTTCACGCTCTTTCGCGGTGGTGTCAGTGGTTCCGGCAATGGTGCTGCCAACACCCAGCCCCAGCAGCTGACCGGACTGCTCAGTCACTGGCGTGACGTTAATCAGTGTCAGGAAAGCGGCGGACTGCTGGATCTGGTCTTCCAGCGTCTGCTGCACGGACGGTTCGACGGTGAACTTGCTGGACAGTTCTTCAACTGCCACACCGTTCAGACGCGCCAGCTGCTGCAGGTAAGCGTTAAAAGCAAAGCGGGTATTCTTCTTCATCGGGTTTTGTGCTCCATCAGCAATTGGTCAGAGTGTCAGCGGGGGCGTTACCGCCTGTTGCACGCTGGCGGTAGTCCTGGCGGCTATCTTCATGACTCAGCTTATCCACCAGTTCGTTAAAGGCGGCTTGTTGTGCCTGCAGGGCAGTCTCCATCTCAGACAGGCGTTCTTCCTGCTCAGACAGGGATTTTTCGGTGCGCGTGCTCAGGTTTTGCTGCTCAGTGGCGACCAGTTCCACGGCCTTATGCACATCAGAGAACCGGGCATCATCGGACTGCTCTTTTTTGGTGAACAGCGCCGTGACGCGGGCAAACAGGGACGGCTTGTCCTCCTGGATTTCTTCCAGTTCGATCACCGTTTCCTCTGCAGCGGTAAAAAGATTGGCGGGATTCTGCTTGCGGTTTGCCAGCGGGTTATGGGCTGCACTGGCGCTGAATGTCAGCATTTCCGTACCCAGACTGGCGGGATCATCAGTGGCAGCCAGGCCGACCAGGTAGGCTTTGCCCGTATCAGCAAACTTCGGGCTGACTTCCATAGAGGTGAATAATTTCTGGCCTTTTTTCACCAGTTCCACCAGGGACTCCGTTGGCTCAACGTCGGCATACAGTGCCATCTTGCCTGCCAGCGGACCTTCCGTGATTTCTTCAGCAAACAGCGCCGTCACCTTGCCGTAGCGGTTAAAGGTGCTGTCCGGAAGATAAGACTTGATGTGCTCAAGGTTAATCAGCGCGGTGTACACCGCCGGATTGTAGCTGGCTGCCATCTGTTCCAGCCATTCACGCTGGATTTCGCGTCCGTCGGTAGTGGCACCTTCCACCCCGATGCGAAAACGCTTTGCTTTCACTGTCATGAGCCGTGCTCCGTTAGAAAAAACTTACTGGAGCCTTATGGTTGCGGTGATGGGGGCAGTGAAACAATGCGCGGTATTTGTACCGACAACCACACAAACCGCAGGCGGGGAAAGCCTTCATTCAAGGCTGTAGGTTTGTGCCATGAACACCACACTGACACCCGCAGATCTCGATCCCCGTCGGCAGGCCATGCTGCTGTACTTTCAGGGATACCGCGTAGCCCGCATTGCTGAAATGCTGGGCGAGAAAGTTGCAACCGTTCACAGCTGGAAAAAACGCGACAAGTGGGGTGACTATGGGCCGCTGGATCAGATGCAGCTCACCACCGCCGCACGCTACTGCCAGCTCATTATGAAGGAGCACAAAGAAGGGAAAGATTTCAAAGAGATTGACCTGCTGGCGCGCCAGTCGGAACGCCACGCGCGGATCGGCAAGTTTAACAATGGCGGCAACGAATCCGACTTAAACCCTAACGTCGCCAACCGCAACAAAGGCCCACGCCGTCAGCCGGAAAAGAACGTTTTCACCGATGAACAGATTGAGAAGCTGGAAGAAATTTTCCATTCCTCCATGTTCAACTACCAGCGCCACTGGTGGGAAGCCGGAAAAACCAACCGCATCCGCAACCTGCTGAAGTCACGCCAGATCGGCGCAACCTTCTATTTTGCCCGTGAAGCCCTGATTGACGCCCTGCTGACCGGACGTAACCAGATTTTCCTTTCCGCCAGCAAGGCACAGGCCTACGTCTTTAAGCAGTACATCATCGACTTCGCCAAAGAAGTGGAGGTGGAGCTGAAAGGTGATCCGATGGTGCTTCCTAACGGTGCCACGCTTTACTTCCTCGGCACCAATGCCCGCACGGCCCAGAGTTATCACGGCAACCTGTATCTGGATGAATATTTCTGGATACCGAAATTTCAGGAGCTGCGCAAAGTGGCTTCCGGTATGGCTATTCACAAAAAATGGCGACAAACCTATTTTTCCACGCCATCCAGCCTGACCCACAGTGCTTATCCGTTCTGGTCCGGTGCGCTGTTCAATCGTGGGCGCAACAAAGCCGATAAGGTGGACATCGACCTGTCCCACAACAATCTGGCCCCCGGCCTGCTGTGCGCAGACGGGCAATACCGCCAGATAGTCACCGTGGAAGATGCGGTGCGCGGCGGCTGTAACCTGTTCGATCTCGACCAGTTGCGCATGGAGTACAGCCCGGACGAATACCAGAACCTGCTGATGTGTGAGTTCGTGGACGATCTCGCGTCCGTGTTCCCGCTCAGCGAGCTGCAGGCGTGCATGGTGGACAGTTGGGAAGTCTGGACCGACTTTCATGCACTGGCGCTGCGCCCGTTTGGCTGGCGCGAGGTTTGGATCGGTTATGACCCGGCAAAAGGTACACAGAACGGCGACAGCGCCGGATGCGTGGTGGTGGCACCGCCAGCCGTGCCGGGCGGTAAGTTCCGCATTCTTGAGCGTCACCAGTGGCGCGGGATGGACTTCCGCGCCCAGGCTGACGCCATCAAAAAACTGACCGAACAGTATAACGTGACCTATATCGGCATCGACTCGACCGGCGTCGGTCACGGGGTTTACGAGAACGTGAAAGCGTTTTTTCCTGCCGTCAGGGAGTTTGTCTACAATCCCAACGTTAAAAACGCCCTGGTACTCAAGGCCTACGACATTATCAGCCACCGCCGTCTGGAGTTTGACGCCGGACACACCGACATTGCGCAGTCATTCATGGCAATCCGTCGCGCAACCACCGCCAGCGGCAACCGCCCGACCTATGAAGCCAGCCGCAGCGAAGAAGCCAGCCACGCCGATCTGGCCTGGGCAACAATGCACGCACTGTTTAACGAACCGCTGCAGGGCGAATCCGCCAATACCAGCAATATTGTGGAGATTTTTTGATGGGAAAGAGTAAGAAGAACCGCGCTGCGGCGACGAAACAGATCCAGCTTAAAAACCAGACTACAGCCGAAGCATTCAGCTTCGGCGATCCCGTTCCTGTTCTGGACCGCCGAGAACTGCTGGACTATGTGGAATGCGTACAGATGGACCGTTGGTATGAGCCGCCCGTCAGCTTTGACGGACTGGCGCGCACCTTCCGCGCTGCCGTGCATCACAGTTCCCCGATTGCAGTAAAGTGCAACATTCTGACCAGTACCTATATCCCTCATCCGCTGCTCAGCCAGCAGGCTTTTTCGCGTTTTGTGCAGGACTATCTGGTATTTGGTAACGCCTACCTGGAGAAACGCACGAACCGATTCGGTGAAGTTATCGCCCTTGAGCCTGCGCTGGCAAAATACACCCGACGCGGGTTAGACCTGGATACCTACTGGTTTGTGCAATACGGTATGACACCCCAGCCGTATCAGTTCACGAAAGGCAGCATTTTTCATCTGATGGAACCGGACATCAACCAGGAGATCTACGGCCTGCCCGGTTATCTTTCTGCCATTCCGTCAGCTCTGCTCAACGAGTCCGCCACGCTGTTCCGCCGCAAGTATTACATTAACGGCAGTCATGCAGGCTTCATCATGTACATGACCGATGCTGCGCAGAACCAGGAGGATGTGAACAACCTCCGCAATGCGATGAAAAGCGCCAAAGGTCCTGGTAACTTCCGTAACCTGTTTATGTACTCGCCTAACGGTAAAAAGGACGGGCTTCAGATTATCCCGTTGTCAGAAGTGGCGGCGAAGGATGAGTTCCTGAATATCAAGAACGTGAGCCGGGACGACATGATGGCGGCGCATCGTGTGCCGCCACAAATGATGGGGATAATGCCGAATAATGTTGGGGGATTTGGGGATGTGGAGAAGGCAGCGAATGTTTTTGTTCGAAATGAACTTTTACCATTACAAAAAAGGATGAAAGAAGTTAATGAATGGCTAGAAGATAAAATTATTCAATTCAAAAAATATAACCTTGATTGATTATAAACACAAGAAACAATGCCTAAGCATTGTTTCTTATTCAGTTATGGTCTAAATGCTTTTCTATATTCCATTAATGCCTCAATATTAAACACACCACTTTCATCAATGCTACTTAAAATAGGCCAATCAAAAAGCTCCATTGATATTAATATAAGACATATTTGCTTATACTCAGTCATATTAACTAAACTATCATAATATTCACTTCTTAAGTTTTCCGGAATTTCCCTTTTAATCAACTTAATAATATTATGAAAGCGCCTCACTATACTAAATATATTATCCGCTTTATCCATTCCACCTATTTTATTTGAGATTTCTCCTTTTGTACTTCCTTGGATTACCATTTCTACAACAACATCCTCAATATATGTAACCGCGTCACCGTCCTTGATAACTAAAGGTTTCCCATCCACACTATCTACAATTTTAAAGCTTTCGAAGCCACTTCGTTGTGACTCAAGCATGTTATAAAATTTGGTCTCAGTTTTCTTAAACTCTTCAAGCGCAATCAGGCTAGCGTTCGCCTCTCGCTGAAGATTTACAGAGTTAATCAAGTAAACAACAGATATAAATGTAAGCAGTGGATTAATCACCCCTCCTAAAAAATCCCCAAACTGCCCCCAAACAGCCGTATCACTCGAGAAGTTAAACCAATCACCAAACTTTGCAAAATAACTCAACCACGTAATTATAATTACTAATGCAGCAAAGATTTTAATAGAGTGAATTTTCATAATAACTCTATCAAGGTATATTACGAATTAGATATTTAATAACATCCCCACTAGGAAGAACCATATCACTTACAGTTAAATTCATATATTGCCATCTATCTGATGGAAGGCCATTATTGTGATGCAAGTTTTGAGTGATTTGTCTTTTATGGTTTTCTGTTACATATCTTAAATTATCATAAAATCCAAATGCTACAGTGCCATGTTCTTCATACCCTTCAAGTATAAGTCGACCATTTCCTGTCATTGAATTAAAACGAGTTATGATTACAGATATATCATGGGAAACCTGTAGTATTTCAGTATCTGAAATATTAATCTCAGTTTCTGGTGTCAACGTTATAATGTTTTCTGGTGATCCAGGTTTTCGATAAGATAACTCAACATTATAACCATTCATTGTAGTGACTTTATGCATATCTTTTAGTGGGGAACGAATTCGCTTTGTAAGCTCATCCTCTATTGCAACTAAACTATCAATGATTTTCTGTGCTGCATCTGTCAAACCATTATGCTCAACATATAGCGCTTCACAAATATAGTAACTCATTACTTCAGAGAAAACACTACGTCCCATAGAATTCAAACGAGAAATCAGTGTCGAGTCATTTATCTCGATGTCAAATTTTTGACCATAAGAACCCGGAAAACTGTGTTTAAGCTTTGCTCTGATATCATTTGCATGGGTACGCCGTTCAATAATTCTTCCACGAAGTATCGCTTCTGCCAAAAGGCAAACTACATTCGATGTACCAGCTAATGTTTTAAGCGCGTAATCCATATCAACATCATAAGCACCACTTTTAATAACAACATCAAAACTAACCTTCATAAAGCCTCTCCATGACAAAAACTTAATTTCGTTGAAAATAAAATGTAACACCGTTTAGCTGACTAACAATTAACACCATTATAAAAATAATATCAAGTAGATCTCATCACATTTTCACAACATATTATGCTATTGCCGTTAATTTAACATAAAAATCACACAGCTTATTGGTAAATAAAAAATGATACGAACGAGGAATTAAATAAATCTGAATGATAACTATTGGGAATATATTTTCACCTAATAGTTAGTTGATTAACTTTGCACAATCAATCTAGTAGCTCGGTTGGGTATATCGATTAAATGAAATATAGAATATCCCCTGCATATCTCAATGACTTTGTAATTATTAGAAGGTGCGCGCGCTCGTATCCCCGCCACGCCTGCCCGCTTTATGTAGTGGTTTTCATGCACTTGCATGACATAAACAAAAGCCCGCCATTCCTAGCGGGCCTCAGCTAAAACGATCCTCAAACGATCATGCGAATTCATGCGGCATAGACATGCATTGTTGCTTTATCGATCTTTTCTTACTTCAAGTGAGTCCTTATGGCCTCCTGTACCCCTTGCGCTGCGCGTTCCCCCTGCCTCCCTTTGTCATAACTTAGATTTAACCCTCATAAACCAAGAGGTACTACACAAAGTACTAACTCACAACACTCAAAAAACAGCCAATAACGAGCAGAATACTAACTTGACTACTCAATAAAAAAATACGTAAACTACATTCATCAATAGTATTTCTCTAAAAAAGACGGAGTCACAATTCAATGGCTACTACCAACTGTATTACTGTACTTACTGCTCGTGGTTTAACAGAGATTTTGAACACAGGGGGAAGCCAAGCATGGAGACTTGACGCCAGCCATGCAGCTAAGCACGAATATTTAGTTTGTGTACAAAATTCGAGAAAGGACTGGGGATCACAAGAAGCAAAACATCATCATGCTTTTATGATCGGTCGAATCTCGGGAGTAAGCAGGGCTCCAGAAAACCCTAAACGCTGGATCATAAACATCAATTCTTATGCTGAAATTGACATCCCAGGACAATGGGATGGCAATCGGAATCCCGTTTCTTATCGCAACCTCAAAGACATTGGCATTGAGGCTGACAAGTTGGAATTTAAAGCTCTTCCAAAATTAACCCCGACTAATTCGATTGTCGATCAAGCGGGTGATGAGTACGAAGAAGAAGAAGAAAATGTAGTTAAGCCGTTAACACTTCAGGAGGCAAAAGCAGGGCTAGCCCTATACTTTGGTGTCAATGAAGAAAATATTCAAATAACTATACAAGGTTAAGGCTTTTAAACCGGCATAAGTGGCCATTACTTTTCGTTCGAAGTGGCGCTTCCGGTCTAACAAGCATCTAATAGGATTTTCGTATCTATCACAAATCCCAAAAGGTAATTTGCAGCCCATCATACGTAGCAAAACTAACGTTCGGTTAAATCTGAGCGGAAGTGAAAATAATGGTTACTGTATTTTACCCCATGACTAATGCCCCACTAAACTAGTTGTTCAACGTTGCTGACGTCAGAAGCAAGTTCAGACGCCAGCAACGTTTCTTAATGCAGCCAGCTGTCGTCTTCCCACACCTTCTGCATAATTTTCATCACTTGTTTTCTTTCTTCGTCCAGTTGCAGTCCGGTCAGTTCCACACCGTTAGAGCTACCTTTGCGGATACGAATTACCGTTTTGGGATACAGGGGGCGCAGATTGCGGTAAAGCTCGGATTCAAGGGCGTCCAGGATAGACTGGCTAATCTTCTGCTCTTTATCGATCATTATTTCAATGCGCATAAAAGTCACCTCAACTGATGACATCCATTGAGCGGTTGTATTCGTGGGTTCTGATTTTTGCCATGAGTTCATCTGTTAGTTCAGAACCCCACTGCAAAGCCAGCCCCTTCTCTTCATCACTACACTCACTAGCCGCTACAAGCTTAAGAAAAAAATCAATGCGCTGGAGCTTCAAAGACTCCAAAAAATAGTCCTGCATCTTTCCTCCTATGACACCACAAGAAATGCTGTATACATAACCACTGTTTATATTTACAGTATATAATAATCTTACTGATGTAAAACGTTTTTTTACGTTCATCAGCCTGATATGCCTGGTATTATTAAGAGCACGAATTGTTAACCCGCGTAATTAATACAGGTTCCGCCACTTATCATCTTCCCGCAAACGCTGGTTCCGATAGAAGATACGCAAGCCTGCTCCTGACGGAATACTGCCACCGCGAAGGAGCAAATCGACTTCTTTCTCGCTGCCATCAAATCCTCTGGACTTCAGTTCATAGACGAGCTGCTGATGCTGATGATCTGTAATTCGCTGTTTGTAGTCTTTACGCCGTTTCGGTTTCACCAAGCGCAACCTTGCTGCCAGCTCCCGGCGATCTTTTTTGCTCATACTGTGCAGGTAATCGTGCAATTCCTTGTCATCCATGCGGGTAATGTCCGTTCTGGAGCCCCCATCAGCTGATTTGTCTTTCCCTTGTTGGTACAAATTTTCAGCAAGGGGACAGTTATTGCCACGAGTCCAAGGGGCGCAAGCGCCCTGGTCGGCTACCGCCTCCTGAACGTCAACGGCCTTACGAACCATTTTCCACTTCACTGCATGAGTGCAGATCTTGCCCTCTGAAATGGGTGACCAGATGCCATAAATACGAATACCGTGATCGCCATAGGCAGTCGGCTCTTCGTTAATTTCATAAGCTGTTCTGATAAGGTGATATTTGCGGGGAACCAGTACGCCGCCCTGCTTCATGATGTAGGTGGCAAAACAACCAGCATCAGCAGCAGCCAGGATGGCATCAAGACGCGGATCATCCAGTACCGGCGCACCTGCTTTTTTGTCACCCTGTTGTCTTGCCGCCTGACCAGCCAGCAATCGCAGTTCACGGTAAGCCTGGCGCCCCGGAATACCAAAGAAGCGGAACTGCTGAACACGATGCAGAGACGCCCAGGCATTAACGTATTCGGCGTTATCACGCAGGGATTTACCCGTTTCCTTGCTGATCTCGCCAGCCAGACCACGCCCGTCAATGTTCTTACTGATGTATTTTGCGATGTAGCTTGTCGGCGTTCCTTTGCGTGGGTTTATCAGCTCAGACTTAAAGCGTGGGCCCGTGTTATTGCCCAGCTCCTCGCGGTCTTCACGGATGGCAAACTTACGCAACAATGCAGTAATGGCGCGGCGGTCTTTTTTGCGCATGAAACACATGAGATGCCAGTGCACAGTACCGTCATGGTGCGGCTCAGCCACCCGTACGCCATACCAGCGCAACCCGGTTTTGTGCATCGCCTTACGAAATGCAGCAAACATGCCGACCAGATAATCGCTGCTTTGTCTTACCGTCGCATTTGTCCAGGTCGGGTTGGGCCTGCCGTTATTGAGCGTGGAATGGAAACGTGACGGACATGTGATGGTGTAGAAAACGGCGCAGTCACCGCGCATTTCCGCGATAAGCTCCAGACCTTTAACGCAGGCCATCATCTCATTGCGGCGATGTGCCGGGTTGCTGCTGCTGGCGTTTACCACATCTTCCATATCCAGCGTGTCTCCGTCTTCGTTCACCAGTTCATGAGAACGGAAAAACTCCAGCGACTTGCGGCGCTGCTCACGTTTATGCATCACGGCTTCATAGCTGACATAGGGAGATGCTTTTTTGCTGACCAGACAGACAGCACGCAACTGCTCTTCCCGCCATTCGCAACGCATCTTCCACAATTTTCGATACCACCAGTCGGCGCAAAGCATACGTGCCAGCGAACCCGGTATGAGTTCATAGGGCACAGGTTTGCGGCGGTTTCTTTTCCGACGAAGTTTCTCAAACGCAGGCGGGATAACATCCAGACGCAGGGTTTCCGCTGCCACCTTTTCCCATGTCTTGCGGATTTCTTCTGGCTTTACGTCATCGTTGGTATACAAATCACCACAAGCGGCCTCAAGACACATGCTCATATGCGCAGCTACCAGGGTGGACAGGCGTTTCACCTGATCCTGACTCATTTCAGGCAGGATCAGCAGGCCCTCCAGCCCTTGATGGCTTGCCATAAAACGGAAAGAAGTAGATAGCTGACTGTCGCGTACACAATCCAGTCGCTCCAGACATGGCTTAATCGTCTCACGCAAATAGCGGGAATAAGCCTTTGGCCTGCCCAGGCTGCTGAAGTATTCGATACGTTGCATCAGCGGCTTGCTGATGTGGGTGGGCTGGGCGCTGACGTCCGCCAGAATGACCATGTCCGGGTTAAAACGCTGCTGCTCATGCGCCAGCTTTGCCCGACTAATGAGCTTATCCTGCTCCATTTCGCGCTGGACAGGATCACGGGATTCATTAAAGAAATAACGCTCCCAGACCTGTTCACTCAATTCCTCGCGGCGCAGCTGTTCCTGCTCGTTATCGGCAGCATACAGAGTGATCAGGTTTGAAAGCGCAGAAACCGGCGCAACTTCCGCCGGGTCCAGATAAGGGTTTATGGCCTTTTTCGGGCCGTTCCATGAAAATGCTGCAGCGGCCTCGTTAAAGCCGCTAGAGTCGCTCATATCGGCATGACTCATACACGCACCTCGTACACAGCAGAACTATCCACGCCACGCGAAGGATCAAATCCCACCCAGCAGCGCGCCCCGGAAACAGCAATGATTTCTGTTGCAGATTTACTCTCGCCAGCCGACACGCCGATGCTGCGTTTTGCCTTGATGTAGTGGTGAGTGAAATTGCGATACAGCGAACGAATCAGGGATGTGTCACTGTTAGAAACAATGACCGGATGACCTTCTGACGACCGATGTTCAAGAACGGATGCCAGGTGATACTGGTCATCTTCAGTGAAACCATCAGTGTGATAGCCGGAAAACGTACCGTCATACGGCGGATCGCAATACACCACATCCCCCGCCTTCAACATCGCCAGCGTTTCATCAAAGCTGGCGCAGATAAACGTTGCCCGCGGGGCTTTCTCTGCAAATGCGCGAATTTCTTTTTCAGGGAAATACGGATTTTTATAATTACCGTAGGGAATGTTGAAATGCCCGCTCTTGTTATAGCGACATAAACCACGGTAACCGTGACGATTGAGATACAGGAAATATATCGCCTTCATGAAATCAGTAATTTCAGTTGAGTAATTAAACTCCTGTCTTATGTTGTAATAAGCCAGCTCACTGTTTGCTTCCTCAAATAAAACTCTGGCACGAGATATAAACGCTTCGCAATCAGCGGCAATCTTTTTATAGAGGTTGATTAAATCAGGATTAATATCCGCAACCAGATAGCTGGGGTAATCCGTCGCCATCATCACAGCACAAGAACCCGCGAAAGGTTCAACCAGTCGCGGGCCAGCAGGAAGGTATTTTTTCAGTTCGGACATAATGGCGGTTTTATTACCCGCCCATTTCAGGATGGTGCTCATACAGCCCCTCCGTTGTAATGTTTGCCTTTCAGCTCTGCGATTTCCTGGCAGGTAATGCAAAGCTGCACTCCAGGAATGGCGCGGCGGCGTGCTGGCGGAATTGGCGCTTCACATTCAATACAAAGCACGCGAGACACGCCCGGTGTTTTGGCACGGGCAGCACGGATATGGCGCTGGCGTTCTTCTTCAACGCGCTGCTGTACGAGATCCATTGCATCAGCCATTAGTGGATCTCCTGCGCTTCGTTCTGGATTGCTTCAGCGGTCACACGCAGCAGTTCTGCCGCTTCGACGTGGTTTAGCTGGCGGGATGTGATATGACACGCAAGACTATCAAGGCGGGCAGCCATTGCTTCAGCCCTTGCCCGGCGTTCTTCCAGACGAGCCTCTGTCAGTAAAATATTAAGCCCTGCGTCATCCGGTCCGGTTTTAGTCGTGAGGGTTTCAATATTACGCATAATCAATTCTCCTGAATTTAGATAAAGGGATGCCCGGCGGGTTTACGCCATTAATTTCATTAGTTGGTTAATTCGGCATGGTTAGCCGTCTGGGAAATAAGCTCACCACTGCACGAAAATGATTCATTGCTTTAATCAACTCCCGCTTTTCGTCAGTGGTCAGCTCATTAATGCTGATGCTATGACGTTCAGCTGGAATTTTTGCCATAAAGAATATGGCAGCCAGTGCCCGTTTATTTTGTTCATTATTGATATCCCGTGGATCACGCATATCTTTAATAAACCGCTCAAGCTCTGACTCAATATTCAGGCCAAACACTTTCGCCCTTAACTCCGCAATGTGATTAAGTCCATTCAGGCGTTCACCGGGGCTTAATGGAACAGTCGCTGCAGCGCCATTAATTGCCATACTTCATATCCCCCAAACGCAGCTATCGTTCTTTGTTCTTACGGTAACGCTCAAGAGGAGATACATTTTTTCGTATCGTCTCTTTAACCTGCTCTCCCCGTAAAAACGTCCCATCCTTTAACGTGAAAAAGTAACTGCCATCGCCCGACAATGACGGATAGCAACAGAGCAAATCATCTTCAGGTACTGAATAACTCTCCCCTCTGTAACGAAACTGATAAACCACTTCACTTTCTGCCGCATACATTTGGACTTTCTCCGTTTCCTCGTGGTCAATTCAGACAGCAATTCATCTTGTGAATGACATGGATGCCAGCGTTTTCCATCCTCACCCGTGATCCAGCCGTGACCGTAGTGCATTGCCGGGCTTTGTTTTACCAGCAGCGATGCAAATGATGGTTCTTTCGTCAGCATAAGCACCTCACAGCAAACCAAATGAAGCACCGAGGCCAGTCACGGTATCAACTGCACTCGCCATCGCAGGGTTAGCCTGTAAACGGGCCTGCAATGAAACAGCAGCCAACGCCATCAGTCGTGTTACAGAGTTAATGCTGCTGATAGCATCACGACGACCTGCACTGGTTTTTACATCGCCAGATACCGCACCTGCAGCAACACGCCCGATCTCTGCGGTTGCACTCATGACGTAATGTGGCAGTTTCTCTTTTGCCACCTCATTAATCGGTACGCATGGCAGGCAGTGAATCTGAGCCAGAAAACCATCTACCAGCGTTGAATCTTCAGTCAGATCGGTAAGCAGCCAGATTTCTGGTGCGGTTAATAAATGAGGTTGAGCTGGGTTCAACTTGTTCCGCAGAATCTGCACATTCATGCCAGCACGTTCTGCCAGTTGCACCAGGTTGTGGCGCAATGCGAATGCACGACAGGATTCATCAAAATGTGGATGTTTGGAAACTTGGTAATCAAACATGGTCAATGCCTCTGATGTATTTCAGAATCGAACTAATTAAGGTTTAGATTGCATTCTGAAAGCGCATCAACGGTCATTGCTGCTATGTTGATCATCACTTTTTCGCGTTTTTTATCTTTGCGCAGACGGTGACGGATAAGGCGTCCATCAGCCAACATGTCATTGATGGTATCGATGGATAGCCCTGTCAGCTCGCTATAGCGTTCAATAGTCACATGAGGTGTAGTAAGAGTGATTGAAATGTTAGGTCTCATGATGCAACATTCCTCGTTTAATGATGATTAATCAGGACGAATACGGATCGTTTGTATTTTGTGAACACCATAAACATACGATCGCACAGTGAAATCGTCAAGATAAAAGTTCACTTGGAGTGACCATGAATTTGGAGAAAGGCGGACGAGGCGCTATAGAGCGCATGGTAGAAGCATATGGATTCAAGACTCGACAGGCGTTGTGCGATCATTTAGGAATCTCTAAAAGTACACTCGCCACACGCTACATGCGTGACTCATTCCCAGCAGAATGGGTAATCCAGTGCGCCCTTGAAACAGGCACCTCGCTTAATTGGCTCACAACCGGGCATGGTTCAAAGCAAACTTCAGGTAATACAAATACTATGGAAGTTGCTAAATATGTATTATCTGATGGGGCCTTGTGTGAAGACGGTTTTTATATTTTCGATAGAGAATTTCTACCGTCGGCATTCAAGAATCTTTTTGTAATCACAGATAATAATTCTGAATTTATTTGTGATAAGGAATTTGATGATATACGTGATGGTAAATGGGTAATAAGTATTGATGGCGAAATAACGATCCGTGACATTACTCGTTTACCCGGTGGAAGAATCTTCGTCGAGGGTGGAAACAGAGCCTTCGAATGCAAGATAGAAGACATTGAAATAATTGGTAAAATTATAAGTTTAACAGTCAAGTATGTTAAATAGTACCGGGAGGAAATTATGCTTGGTAAGGTATTTTTTGTGGTTTTGTCATGTTCTTTGTTATTAAACCCACTAGCTACCTATGCTAGAAATTATCCCTGCTCAGGGAAAAAGGGAGGTGTTTCTCACTGTACCTCAGATGGCAAATTCGTTTGCAATGATGGAACTATTAGTAAATCCAAAAAAATCTGTACTAAAAACTCACGATAACTTTTGCTTTTATATCTGCGCCTAAAATAAAAATGAGCCACAGGTTAACCGCAAAAGTTACATGCTCACATAGCAAAAAGAATAGCCTACTTCATTATGGCTTCAGTGAGATGTATGGTCGCAGGATTTCATATATTGACACTGGTTATACATACAGTAAAAATGCTCTCTATTGGAGGGCATTTTTTATGGCTGTACGAAAACTCACCACAGGAAAATGGCTTTGCGAATGTTACCCCGCCGGACGTAGTGGGCGTCGTGTGCGTAAACAATTCGCCACCAAAGGCGAAGCACTGGCTTTTGAGCGTCACACGATGGAAGAAACCGAAGCAAAGCCCTGGCTAGGTGAATCAGTGGATCGTCGAACACTAAAAGACGTGGTTGAGCTATGGTTCAAACTACATGGTAAATCACTGACTGCTGGGCAGCATGTCTATGACAAATTGCTGCTGATGGTTGACGCTCTGGGCAATCCCCTTGCAACTGATCTCACCTCTAAAATGTTTGCCCACTATCGAGATAAACGCCTGACAGGCGAGATCTACTTCAGCGAGAAATGGAAGAAAGGAGCAAGCCCGGTCACCATTAACCTGGAGCAAAGCTATCTAAGTAGTGTTTTTAGCGAACTATCCCGCCTGGGCGAATGGTCGTATCCGAACCCACTGGAGAACATGCGAAAATTCACCATCGCAGAAAAGGAGATGGCCTGGCTGACGCATGAACAAATTCCCGAGCTATTGTACGACTGCAACCGCCAAAGTCCCCTGCTCGCTCTTGTCGTTAAAATCTGTCTGAGCACCGGAGCACGCTGGCGCGAAGCTGTGAACCTAACCCGTTCTCAGGTTACGAAATACCGGATCACATTCGTCAGGACCAAAGGCAAAAAGAACCGAAGCATTCCGATTAGCAAAGAGCTGTATGAGGAAATCATTGCCCTAGACGGTTTCAATTTCTTCACTGACTGCTACTTCCAGTTTTTATCTGTAATGGATAAGACTTCTATTGTGCTTCCACGCGGTCAGCTAACACACGTTCTGCGTCATACGTTCGCAGCACACTTTATGATGTCCGGCGGAAACATCCTGGCTCTGCAGAAAATCCTTGGGCATCACGACATAAAAATGACCATGCGCTATGCTCATCTGGCTCCTGACCACCTAGAAACAGCGCTACGTTTTAATCCATTAGCAACTATGGTAACTACGTAAAATGAAAGCACTGCTCATCCATATTCATCACATTTTAGCACGTTTGAATCTCGATTTATTCAGCTATGTATGCCACTATAAGTTAACTTGGTATTCAAAGATTTCTAACGGTCGATATCTTTAATAAGATTGGCTGCTTAGACACCAAGCCTAGAGGGATAAATAATGATAAATATTAACCAATTATGTGATTACATCATCACAAAAATCTTAGCTTCAGGTGAAACTATGTCTAATTTGAAGCTGCAAAAATTAGCTTATTACGCAGATGCTTGGTATCTAGCTTTTTTCGATAAAAAGTTAGTGGATGAGGAGTTTCAAGCTTGGATTCATGGCCCAGTAAGCCGTGCGATTTATAACCGGTTCTCTTCTACAAAATCACTGTATTCGGACATAACGATTGCAGATCGCACTCCTGGGTTTGATCTTTCATCCATTCCAGCCGCAACCGCAGCTCATATTGATGGCGTTCTTGAAGTCTACGGTGCTTTTTCTGGCGCACAACTTGAAGATATGACTCATAAAGAAGAACCATGGATTAAGGCTCGTGAGGGTTACAGACCTTCAGCACGTTGTGAAGTAGTCATCGATCGCAACATAACAAGAGACTTTTATCGTAGCCGATTAAATTAA